GTCCAACTTTCAGGTTCAGAAGATAAAGCACGAGCAGCAACATCATCCTCGTGCCATCTCGTACAAACCATAATAATTGCACCACCAGGCTCTAAACGAGTAAATAAATCATCTGAATACCAATCCCAGGCCTTATCTCGCATAATAATTGATTCCGCATCCTCTCTACTCTTAATAGGATCATCAATTAGTATCAATTTAAAACCAACACCTGTAGGAGGAGAACCAACGCCACGAGCTAAAAATGTACCACCTTCTGGTAATGTCCACTCATCCTGTGCAGTACTATCTTCAGAAAGTGGCCTTCTCTCTTTAACAATTTGCCTACTCTTTCTACTAAATCTTCTGGCAATACGCTCATTATAACCAGTAACAAGAACATTGTCTGAAGGATTACGCTCTAAAAAATAAGCACCAAATCTAACAGTAATAGTTTCAGTCTTACCGTGGCGAGGAGGCATATTTATCATTAACCTCTTTATCTCGCCACGCTCAACCATATCCAAATGCTTACAAATTAATTTTATATGTTTTGCATCTACACTCCAACCTTTAGGAAGTGTATCAATCATATATTGTAAATAATTGTCAGGAGGTAATAAAATACGATCTCTACTTGTTTTTTGCTTCTGCTGCGGCTTCAAGAAGTCGAATTGTAAACTGTCCAATCTTCTCATATAAATTACCTAAATCTCCTGCTTTCTGATTTAATGTGTATCCTGGATCTAATGCTTGCTTACTAATCTGCCTCAAAGCTCTCGTATTCTCTGTAATCAAATCTGCAAGCAAATCATCCAATCTCTTATTCTCTGTCCAATCATCAGCAACCTTAATACTCTGCTGCATACGATCCTGAATAGTTTGAATAGTAGAAACAGGCAAATCATAAGTTTTTGCAATCTTACTCTCTGTCATTCCAATCATTAAAGCATTCTGTACCTCCGCATAGATTTCAGGATGCTTAATCAACTCATTGTAATCCATCTTTAAACCACTCCTTCAAAGCAGCATTAGTTTTTAGTTGCGGATGATTGGTCAGAGAATAAAAGGTTAGATGATTTACTTGCTGATTTGATTACAGAGAATACGAGAGCTTTGAGGCAGATTAGTAAACAAGCATTAGATCCTGGTTACACTTTAAATCAAAAAGCAGGAGATTTAGGAAACTTATATGAGAAGATTGGACAGTTTACAATTCGACTTCTTGAAGCCGCAGCAGAAGCAAAAAACAAATAAGGATCGTATTTTATTACCTCCTGACAACTATTTACAGTATATGATTGATACATTGCCACAAGGTTGGAGTGTAGATGCTAAACATATAAAGTTGATTTGTAAGCATTTAGATATGGTTGAGCGTGGAGAGATAAAGAGGTTGATGATAAATATGCCTCCTCGCCACGGTAAAACTGAAACTATTACTGTGCGATTTGGTGCTTATTTTTTAGAGAGAAATCCTACTGATAATGTTCTTGTAACTGGTTATAATGAGCGTATTGCGAGGCGTTTTAGTAGAAAAAGTAGGCAGATTGTTAAAGAGAGAAGACCACTTTCTGATGATAGTACAGCGCAGGATGAGTGGACTTTACCAGAAGGTGGAACATTTTTAGCAAGAGGTGTTGGTTCTCCTCCTACTGGTGTTGGTTTCAAGCTTATTCTTATTGATGATCCTATTAAAAGTAGAGAAGATGCTGAAAGTATGATTATGAGAGATAAAGCGTGGGACTGGTATAGCGATGATTTATTTACACGTTTAGAGCCTGGTGGTGCTATTATTATGGTTTGTACGAGATGGCACGAGGATGATGTTGCTGCTCGTGCTTTGGCTTCTGAACCTGATGGATGGACAGTGTTAAGTCTTCCTGCTATTTGCGAGGATGAGGATGATGCTATTGGTAGAAAGATAGGAGAGCCACTTTGGAAGGAGCGCTATAATAAAGTAGATTTGAATAAAATCAAAAAAGTTATGATTGCGCAAAGTGGAGATTATGGTTGGAATGCTCTTTATCAGCAAAATCCTATTCCTCGTACTGGTGCTTATTTCTCTCCTGAAAAGATAAAAATAGAGCCATTTAAGCCAAAGATTATAAGGCAAATAAGAGCGTGGGACTTGGCTTCCACTGCTAATGCTGGCGACTTTACTGTTGGTATTCTATTAGGTAAGGATATTGATAATAAGATTTGGATTTTAGATATGGTTAGAGGTCAATATGATGCTGGAACAAGAGATAGGATTATTAGACAAACAGCAGAACTTGATGGAGTTGATACAAGAATAAGAATGCCACAAGATCCAGGACAAGCAGGTAAAAGTCAAAAGTTACATATGGCGCAGTTATTACAAGGTTTTCCAGTAGTATTTCTTCCTGTAAGTGGTAGTAAGCAGTTAAGAGCAGATCCAGTAGGTAGTCAAATAGCAGCAGAGAATGTTTTTATGTTGAAAGCAGATTGGAATAGATATTTATTAGATGAATTAAGAAGTTTTCCGCTTGGTAAGAATGATGATATTGTTGATGCTTTGGCTGATGCTTATTCAGAAGTAAGTAGAAGTAGAAGTGGTTGGACAGCAGCATAAAGTTTTTTGATAAAATAAGCGCAAATGATTTATGAGGTAAAAGATGGCATTATTTGATATTTTTAAGAGTAAGAAGGCTAATACATTGCCATCATCAGCACAAGCTCCTTTTCCGCTATCTCAAAGTGGATTTAATAGGCTCAATGCTTATGGAAATGGTAGTTTAGTAAGTTTATTAACAAGACAACTACCTGGAAGTCATAGAGATTGGAGTACAGAAGCAGGAGATTTAGGTCTTAATAGTATTGTTGCTATTTCAATAGACTGGTATAATCGTAATTTTTCTCAAGCTGTTCCTAAAGTTTATCGTGCATCTTCTACTCAACAGGATGATAGTGTTGAGCATCCTATTATAAATCTCATTAAAAATCCTTCAAATCTTTATGTTTCTTCTATATTTTGGTCTTTTGTTATTCAGGATTACAAATTATTAGGTAATGCTTTTGTAAGAAAGATTAGAGTAGGTGGAAAAGTAGTAAGTTTACAGTATTTACCAGCAGATATGGTTATGCCAGTTGGTAGTTCTACAAATCCTATTGAATATTGGACTTACACTGTTGATGGTGTAAGTTATAAGATTGAGAATAAGGATATTATTCATTTTAGGTATGGTAGAGATCCAAAAGATTTACGTTTAGGTAGAAGTCCAGTAAGCTCTGTATTAAGAGAGATTGCTACTGACAATTATGCTTCTTCCACTGCTTTTGGTTTGATGAGAAATGGTCCTATTCCTGCGATGATTTTAGGTCCAGATGCTAATGATATGTCTGTTGATATTAGTCCAGACGATGCAAAAACAGTAAAGCGCAAATTACAGGAAGATTTTACTGCTGATAATGCTGGTCAGGTAGCAGTTATGACAGGTCCTTATAAGATGGATCGTGTTTCTTGGTCTCCTGAAGAGCTTACACTTGATACTATAAGAAGACTACCAGAGGAGAGAATTACAGCTGCTCTTGGTATTAATGCTATGGTTTTAGGTTTAGGAGCAGGTTTAGAGCGCAGTACTTATCAAAATTATGAGAGAAGCCAACAACAGGCCTGGGAAGATGGAATGATACCTCTTCTTAAGCAGTTGGCAGAAGTTATTACTTTTTCTCTTATGTATGAGTATTCTGAAACACAAGAAGGCGATTATTTTGAGTTTGATGTTAGTAATGTTAGAGCTTTAGCAGATGATTTAGATAGTGCTGCTAAAAGAGCAGAATTACTTTACACATCTGGAATTGCAACTTTAGAAGAGGCAAAACTTATAGCTGGTCTTACAAATACAGGATCTCCAACTGTTTCTGATGATTCTACAGTAAGGATACAACCACAAGAAACACTCTCTAAAAGTTTTGCAGCAGAGGTAGCAGAAGTAATTTTAAATACACCAATAAAACAATCTTCTTATTTTGTTGATGAGTTAAAAGCGCTTCCAACAGCAGGTATGAAAGAAGCTGCAAAAAGAGCTTTAAAATGGAAAGAAGAAGGTTTTGATGGTGGTACAAGAGTTGGTTTAGCTCGTGCAAATCAAATTGTTAATGGCGATAATTTATCTGACGATACTATTTTAAGAATGTATAGTTTTTTTAGTCGACACGAGGTTGATAAGAAGGCACAAGGATTCTATGAAGGCCAAGATGGTTTTCCAAGTAATGGAAGAGTTGCCTGGGATTTGTGGGGTGGCGATGCAGGATTTTCTTTTAGTAAAAAAAATAGAGATAGAATAATAAAAGAAGAAGATGAAAAATAATGTTTAGAGGCAAATAATGGACGAGAACTTATATTTTTTTGGTGAGAATATCAAACTTGTTGGTAATACAGTTCAAGGTTATTTAGTGCGCTTTGGTAATCCATCAGACACTGATCTTGAAGGCGATTATTTTACAAAAGAGACTGATTTTGGTCGTCCATTAAAAGATGGTCAGAAGTTTGCATTAAATCTCTATTACCACCACGGTCAAGATAATGTTATTGGTACTAAATCTATAGGTACTGGTATGGTAAGTATGGATGACAAAGGCCTTTGGATGTCTGCTCAAATAGATATGAACGATGAGTATAATAAAATGATTATGGAGCTTGCTAAAAGTGGCAAATTAGGCTACTCAAGTGGTGCTGCAAGTCATATGGTTGAAAGAAAAGCTGTAGGTAAGTCTTATGAAATTAAAAGATGGACACTTGCAGAAGCTTCTTTAACTCCTCGTCCTGCAGAAAGTAGAAATATTGTTTCAGCAAAGATGCTTAAAGAATATTATGAGAAGACAGAAGATGAAATGGAAGAGCCATTAGATCCTGAAAACATTTTTCAAGGTATTCAAGAAGAAATGTTATTTGATAGTTTAGAATGTTTGAATGAAAGATTAAATGAAGCTATCAAATTGTTTATTGAAGATAATTCATCAGTAGATTTACAGATGTTATATAAAGATTATATGAATTATTCTATTTCTACTATAAATAATTTTATGTCAGCAGGTATTGATGTTGAAAAAGAAGTAAAAAACTTATTGAGTAAGCAGCCACATAGACCTAATGATGTTAGAGATGCTGAAAAAACATTGCGAGAGGCAATGTGTTTAAGCAGAAGCGAGGCTAAAAAGCTCGCAAATGTTCTTTGGACTAATTTGTGTGATGCAAATGAGACTGAAGAAGAAATTG